CATGTACGTCTCAGTGCTAAGCCGTACGGCTTAGGAGACTCAACCAAATGGTCCGACTCTGTGACATCCATGTCTCGGAGGGACTCCAATCCCGAAGGAGAGAAGCCACCCCGAATACGTCGGAGACACTTAGCTAGGGCCGGATCCCCTTCCAGAGGATCATCAACCCGAGTAGGAACTGCACACCAACAAAGACACTCAAGTCTTTGAAGGTGCTTGTTCCACCTCTTGGGCGGCACAGCTTCGCTGTTACTATGCCAACCAATAGCTGGACTGTCAGGACCCACGCTAGGAAGTTTTCCAAGCGCACGTTCCACAACCTTCCTTAGGGTTGTTGCGGTGCCACTATAGCCAGCCTTTTCAAGCTGGTTAGCGGTAGCCACGCATGACAAAATCCCTGTTGGGTCTCCGCGACCTGCTGGAGGATCACGGCGGAGGTAGACCGGAGTCACCTCCTCGTTGCCGTAAGCATCCACCCCACAGGACTCTCTGAACTTCCCAGTCCAGAAAGACTTGCGGCGGTTGACCTTGAATCCTAAGGACTCAAGGTCATCACAGATCGCAGCTGCCTCGTCTGCCGGCATGATTAAATCATCGCCGTAGACGTACACATCCCGTCCCAACGAAAGGACGGTTTGTGCATCAGGAAAGACACCAGCTCTGAGCGCCCGCGAAGCAATGATAGCTATAAAGAATATCAACGCTTCAACTGGGAAACAGAGTGCGGAGCCCATCGACGCGAACTTCTTCAGGGGCGTTATAACGCCACTGGGAAGTTCGGCCCGTGTGGAACGGCACGCGAGCATCCAATCCAGAAATTCTGGAGTGGACGCGAACGCTTCGCGCACATGAGCCAGGGAAACGCGATCGCTCGCCTCAGCCATATCGACGGTAGCAAAATTGCTACCAGCCGACCCGGCCAAAGCCTTCTCCTGATTCACGGTCTGGTCCTTGAAATTCAAGTGACCTCTCGTGAACGGGCTCTTTTCTAGAGAGTCCTTAAGGAGTCGCGACAGACCCTGTTGCACATATTGCATGGCAACAGGTTCTACCGCGATGACGCGAGGCGTCTTCAACGTCTTAGGGACGAACACAACCCTGACGGGTCTTTCGTCCCCGGGCTCAACGGAGCGCGGCCAGGCATCGATATCGAAGGACGTAACTCGATTAGAGATACGCCCAAAGGTGAAGTAGGAAATCCCACTACACTCGAGCCTGCGCGGCCACTCCAGAAAACGCCACTTCGCGTTACCGCGAATGCGCTCCTGGGTAGCTCCAGGACCGTGATGGGCCACCATGTCAGCATACAAATGCTGACGACTTACCGGGAGGTCCCTGCACACAATGGCAGAGACATAGCGGAAGTAGCGGCCCAACTGCCCTGAAACCTCAGTGGCAACTTCGTCGTCGCATTGCAGGAACTTCTCTTCCGCCTTAGCCTCCCGCTTGGGAGAACAAGGTCGGAGGATCTTCTTTGCAAAAAGACAAATTTGTCTAATGCATCGAATAGCCTCCAAAGAGGGCTCCTTCAATAAGTGTCCTTCGAGGTCGAACACGCGGTACAGGAATCCCTGCAGAAATGCGGGAATTCCGGGACCCACCTTTCTAAAAGAAAGGAAAGTCCCAGGGACCACTCTGCCAATGTCAAGACATCTCTCGAAGTCTTGGCAGAAGGCAGGAAGGGTGATAGTAATGAAACTATCACCCTCGTGCTCGACACGTGTGCGTAGCGTAATAACGTCGCGCACACAGGGGGCAGCGCACTTCCTCCCACAATCGCGCAGGAGGGACTCGAGGAGTGATACAAGGCTTTTCACGTTTCCTCCGTTTAAACGAGAGGTAGACGTCCAGGGTGTTCGACGAGAATACCCAGAGCCTGTACTCACCACTCCCGTGAGGGGAGACCATTAGGTCTCGCCGTTGGCGAGTTTCAGCAGGTTGGCATCACTCAGCCATGCAACAAGCGCTTTTCCAAGCGCCTGAGCATCGGCTGGTGTGAGGCCTACTGCCGGGAAATCCATTGTGAACGTGCACGTTGCGCTCGCCAATATTGAATTGGCGGGAATCAACGGGTCCGTCACAGAGGAATCCCTGCGAAGCCTCGCGACGACACGATTCCGGGCCTTGAACTGGTGCTGCAGAATGAGGTCATAGACCACACCTGCATCATTCAGTTTGTACTCGGACTGCGTCTCTCCCCGGCCAATGGCCGGAAGAGCTTTTGCAACGGCAGCGTAAGTGACGGTCTGGGGATCGGCGAACACGTCCATCTCCTTAAGTCATTTGACTGCGCTCCTGGAGATACCAAGAGCAGCGAGGATGGCCAGCTGATAAGTCGAAAGACTCGGCAACTGGACATCCAACCCGAAAGGGTTTCCCCCACCGACCCGTGCTTTTTCCGTCGACTTTAAAGTCTTCGAAAAGGTAACACCACCAGCTGGGTGGGCATAGCCAAATTGGCCAGGCCCACCGCCAGTGGCGGCCCCATGTTCGACATGGGACCGCCAGATCTCAGTGGACTCAGTACGCTTCATTACGAAGCTGTACTTGAGGGTGAGGTTATCGACTGCGTTCGGGCTAAGATTGGAGTAAATATCTCCAACATTAGAGAACCAGTCGATGAGCCAGGTCCAAGGGAGAACGTTCCACAAGAGCTCCGGGGTCGGCAAGACCCCGAAGAGTGCAGCACGTGCCCTCTTGTTCCACAACGACGACCCCGTGTCCGGAATGTAGTAGCAATATTTGCCTACAAACCATGACTTGGAACTCGTCGTACGCGTGTACGACCAAGAGGTATGCTTATTCGGGACGTTAGGCCCGATTGGCATACCCCAATTCACATTAACGTACGCGGAGGAATACTCCCGTGCGTCTTGTGAAGAGGTCGCATCCGTCTCGATCGTCGCCTTTCTGCGAATGCCCTTACCGTTCTCACGAACGATCTTGGCAATCCGCTTGTCAATGGTGTGCCAGAGATTATACATATCTTGCACATCTTTGACGAAAGGTTTCCATCCGAACACGACATTGAGGTACTCGCTCCCAAGGGAACGAAAGTCCTTGAGTCGCTCGAACAGGAGACTCGGCACCTGTTGGATTGGGAAACCGAAATTGCCCTTACCCAGACCCTTTGAAAAGGGAATGGAAGGCAAATCTCGGAGTTCCACGAGGAACTGACCCATTCCAGCTACCGGGTTTCCTGGCCGCGTCCGCGCATAGCCTTTAGCGTACTGCCCTTTAAGGTCAGCACGCTTAGAGGACCAAGGCGGCGGGGCAAATGGTGGTGGAAACAACGGCCCGGGGGAAACCCCGCCAGCTCTTCCAATGAGATGGTTGCCGTTGGACCAGACGTCGTACGATCTCTGTCCCTGATGCGTCAGTTCTTGACGACAGGTATAGAAATCGCCGCCCCCACTCCAGCTGCCGTTAGGCAACTTCCAGTGAGGGAACGAGACTAGGAGCGCTTCTGTCACCCCAGTGGCCATCGTGCTAGAGAAGTTGGGTCCCATTTTAATGGGAGTCAACTGACTCCGCACTTTGGGCACAGATGACATGTGGTGGCTCCTTTCGAGTGGGAACCTCGGGATCTCATCCCGGGGTGGGAAGAGCGAATGCTCAAGCTGGTCGCCACAAGGCGAC